CGGGCTGTAATATGACAGAACCTTGTTTGGTGATGTCAGTAGCTTTACCTCACGCACCTCGCGCAAATCAATCGGCAACAGAACATACTCATCTCCAGATGTGAGCGTTGTCTGTGAACGCTTTTCCTGTTCCCGTGTCTCAAGCTCACGGCTCATTCTAGCTTCAGCCATCTTGATGAAGTCAGGTATCTGTGAAGTTAAATCATCCCTCGCCAGAAAGTTGGCGATAGATGTTTTCAGTTCTGCATAATTGCCAATGCTCATAGGTAACCGCCACCTGTTCTAAACACTCTGTTCTCGTTACTGTTAAGCCACTGTTTCCAAGCCTTTGGATTATCTGCTGGCCTACCAAACTTTTTAACAAGCTCATTATACAACACATTAGGGATTTCCGCCACATGAGCCATGTGTTTCTGTGTGCCTGTCATTTGCCCGTAACGCCAATCATCTGCCATGTGCTTGTTGAGCTTGAGAAGATTGTCAAAGTTCTGTTTCTGCTCAATATGCGTAGAACCGTCTGTGTTCTGGTGTATATAAACTTCTTGGCCTGTTACTGGGTCTTTTTTAAGTAATCTTTTCATGTAACCCCCTGAAAGGGAGAAGGGCAGTTACCTGCCCCTCTCTATGTTCAATTCTTAGGAACCGTTCAGGTCCAGAATCATTGCATGTGCCTTTGGTGCCTGAACCTTCAAAGCCCACTCAGTGATGAGTTGGAACTTCTCTGCGTCACCAGTAGCCGCAATAGCGTTCTCAGCAAAGTTACGACCGTTCAGAGTTGCGATGGACGCAAAGTCTGGGTCAATCAGGAACACGCGGTCATTGCTCAGGAAGCGGCTAGGGGCCACATCCAGAGTGCCGAAGTCTGTCAGGAACACAGAAGTTGAACCAACATATGTGGTTGCTTTTGCCTGTGTCATGTTGACATCGTTGCTAACCAGATTGCCAGAGGCTGACAGGTCTGAGAAGTTTGCGCGGTTAGTAGCAGACGCTACCATCATCTTTGGATTACCGCCATCTTCCCATGCGTCCTGCATGCCGTCCTCGATGAGGGCCAGTGTCAGTGCGCGGTCTGTGCCACCTGTTACAGCGTCTGTGCCGTCACCAGTTGCAAATGCGCCTGATGCGCCTACTGAACCGTTTGTAATCCAGCATGACAGTGAGGCTGATTTGCGTGGGTCTGAGCCAGAACGTGCAACGTCTGTGTCACCGATTGCTTTTTCGATGTCGCGGCGCAGTTCCAATGACTTGAGGACTTTTTGGTAAGCCAGTTCCTTGTCACGACCTGCTTTGTCAACAACGTCCAGAGTGCCAGACACTGCAACAGCTTTTACTGAAATCTGGTGGTAGTTCCCCAGACGGACAGTTGCTGTTGGTGTGCCGAATGAGGCGTCTGCGCCTTCGTTCACATAGTTGGTTGTTGAGGCTGAGGCCAGTTCTTGAACTTGCCATTCGGTAAAGATACCGTTTGATGTTTCCTTCTTCAGTGCGCTGAAGATTGGAGTTTCATCGGGGTCGATGCGATAAATCACATCTGCGAGCTGTTCGCGTTCGCCAACAGCGGTGGAAGTGGTATGCGTAGCCATTTTTATCTCCTATTAAGCTAGTTACCCATTAAGTAATTGACAGCCGCATCTACAGAACGCTCATTATTGAGCCTTTGCAGAGACTTCTGCCTTTGACGACTTGCAACTTGTGACTTCGTCTTTGGTTGTCCAGCTTTAGCCATCTTTGGAGCTTGGCTTGCTTTCTTCTTCGCGGAGGGTTTCTTCTTTTGAAGATTGTCCCATTGCCACGCTTTGTAAAGCAGTTCCACTATGCGAGCGTCTGTCGCACCTGCGACTTGCTCTTGAGAAAAGCCAGCAGTTGTCTGAGCATACTTAAGTATCTCTTGACGTTCCCTGCCAAATGTCTCCTCGTCCTTCCATTGTGGAATACGATTCAACATCTCTTCTCTTTGTTCCGCCATATGCTGACGTAACTGTTTTTGTTGCTCCAGAGCTTGCTGTTGAGCTAATACTTGCCTTTCTTGCTCTACCTGACGCAGACGTTCTTTCTGTTGGTCAAGTTGAGTTTTATACAAGAATAGTTCTTGAGCAGAATACTCTTTCGATAGTGCTTGCCAGTCAGGTTCCTGATCAGGGAGTGTCTGCTGGATTTGCTGTGACAACTGTTCAAGTTGCTGAGCGTGGTAATCCCTCATCTGAGCAACTTCAGCCGCTTCAGCTTCAAACGCCTTCCGTTGTTCAGCGATTTCTTGACCGCGCTGTGTTAATGCACGATTTGTTTGATATCCCTTTTGGAGTTCGTCAAAGGTAATCTCTAACTCTTCACCGTCAACATTGACAGTGTAGAGTGTATCTTGAGATATCTCGTTCTCGTCCTCAGAGTCATCATACTCCTCGACATCTTCGCTATCATCAGCCTCATCCTCATCATCAGAGTTGAAATCCATCTCTTGGGTATTCTCGTCTGTGACTTCGGCCTCAGCCTCCTGCGGCACAGAGGTTTCTTCTTCCTCTGCTAGTCGCTCTTCTATTACCTTGTTCCCATCATCGGGAAGGGTGTCTAGTAGGCTACCTATAGCATCGTTAACAGAAATTGGTTCAAATCCTTCTCGGGTATTGGACATTTCTATTTACCTTTTCTCAAATTTTATTCTGTTTTGCAACTCATCTAGTTGCGCCTTAGCCAATTTACCGTCCGTGACAATCCCCTCAAGATA